GTAACTTCTAGATCAGTTTGTGTTTTGTCAACTAAATTTATAGTTGCCCAAACAAATCCACCATCTTCAATTTCATTATTCATGTAATAATCATACAAATACTTGTAAGAAGAATTTACTGAAATTGACCCTTCTCCTATTAATCTTTCCACTTCTTGTAATTTTGTTTCCACTGTTATAGAATTAGAAGCAGTTTCTGATCCATAGAACACAGAGATGTAATTATCGTCTTCCCCTTCAAACAACCAAAAACACTCATTACATGTCATTGTTATTGATTTAAATAATGCACCGGATTGGTATGTTGTAAATGTGCTGTCGCTTGTTGGTATTCTTGTTGCATTTTTAAAGTAAATTCCACAATTACCAGATGTACTTGTACTAAATTCATCACAAAACTGAACACTTCTCCTATACTGTGTTGTCTGATTACCCTCAATGTCCAAATTATCAAAACTTATTACAGGAATCCAAGAGGAAGTTACAAATTTTGATAAATCTGGGGTAATCTTATATAAAGGCATCCATGCATATCCATCATTATATCTTTTGATACCGTATTGGTGAGATGGTTTTATGGTGGAAACATAATCTCCAGATAAATCGTCTCTATTATATGGATTGTCCGAAATGCAAAGGTAAACTACTCCGGTTTCTGGAACATAAACATAAAAATTAGTAACTGTTGTTGCAAGTCCTAGTTTCCAAGGAGTATAGTAAGAACTTCTATTCCATGTATTATTTTTTACAACTCCTACTATGTTATTTTTTGTTACTCTATATGAAACTTCTGCATCTTTCCATGCTGTCTTATGTGCTTCTAAAGAATCAGAGTTGAAAGTAGTAGATGTATTTCCTAGTAGTAAGTACTTTACATTATTTTTTCCGTAGTTTCTGATGTAATCTGTTACTTTATTTGCCATTGTTTCTCCTATTATGGCCACGCCGGACATGCACCACAAGTTAGTCCTGAATTTGGACTAGTAAATCCTTCTTGATAATATATGTCAAAAAGATTACCAATATTTATGAACAAAAAATTTGATTTTGTTATTTCGTTTGTCCAATTCGGAAAGAAGTGAGTGACAACACCATATGTCGCACCATCGTCCCACCCATATTCAGTGGTACAACCTGTACATTGTGGTAATCCGTATAGAGTTATACCACCAATATAAGAAATACCAGAATTATAGGTTACTCCTATTTGATATGGACCATAATTTCCAATTAATGGAGACTCAGACAGAGTTTGAGTTATGTCTGGATTTTGTGGACCTTCGTAATCGTTTATTGTTTTTTCAAAAACAACTCGCATCCCAGCAGGATGTAACATGTCTAAATACATTTCTCTATAAATTTCTGCTGTTTTTCCTATCTTGAGTAGATATGAGTATTCTTGAATCCAATCAGAATCCTGCATTCTAGAACCATTTAAGTATGATCCAGCAAGATCATATCTATCGTTATAGTCTCCAGTAGTTCCTTCATTTCTAAATTTAAACTTATCGCTTAAAAATGCTCCACCGTTTAATCGAAGCATATTTCTTTTTGGTTCATAAATTTCAACATCTGCTGGATTTTCTACACCAAACAAAGAAACAAAGAAATAACGAATTGCACTTATTGTTGTTTTTCTTTGATGTAAATTTTTTCTTATTGATTTTATAAACTTTATAAAATTTTCAGTAGATACATTTCCACCATTTATATCCAAAATTGAAGTATTAAACCCATTTGCATATGCGAATGCAAAACTTTCATAAAATTTACTTTTAGTTGTTTCCACATCTATAAGATCTAATAATTTTTCAGATAGAGTATATTGTGCTCCTTCATCGGTATCGCAATATAACCAATCGTAATACTTTTGTAAAAAATCAAATATACTTATAGGTGTTTGTCCTTGAGATTTTAATTCTTGTTTTTCATAGACAACCCAAAGAGGAATATATTTTGTTATATCGTGCAACGTATTACAAGAAGCAGATTTGGGAATAAATCCATCTAAAGTTTCTTGTAGATCTTCTGTTGATTTTAAAGTTTCAAATAGATTATCAATGTCTCTTTTGAGAACATTTTGTTGTACATTTGTTACTACAACTGGAATGTTCATCTAGTTTCAACCTCTGTTAAATAAACATTGTTGATATTATTAGCATATGGTTTTACATATTTTCTATCTAAAGGAATTGTTAATCTAAATTCTTCAGTAGAAATTGCAGGTATAGAAATAATTCCCTGTGAAATATTAATTTTACCATAATCTACTCCTGTTATTTGCTGTCCATTTAAAACATTTATTCCTCTTATGTTTATAAATGAATTTCTATTTGACCCTTGTGTAGTTACAACTCTAAGAGTAATTCTATTTCCGTAAATATCTGTAAATGGAGATTGTGTTATAGTTAAATTATCTATTATTCCAATTTTGAATGAGTTGTTGGTTCCTATGTTTATTTCTGCATTTGGATTTCCTGTTGCTATTAGAGAAAAATCAAAGTCATCAGATGATATTAAAACTTTATCGGAAGAAAATGCAGCATTTACATCTTCCGATATTGTTTGTGCGTCAAATGTTTGATCTAGTCTGCCATAATTAATGTAATTTGTTTGAATGTATGACTTTACTCTATCTTCTATTTCTTGTTTTTGTCTTGGAGTGGCAAACGGATTTGCAATTGTTATTCTTAAATTTACAGAAAAATTTACTGGAATTGGTTCAACTAATTCTGGAAAAACAGTTATGACAGAATAATCTCTTAATAGTTGAATAATTTTTAATCTATCCGCAATACTAACTCCACCACCAGTTGTCTCTGGTGCGATAGAAACAAACACTCTTCCAAATTTTGGTGGATATACTTCCTCACCTCCAAACACGGTATAGTATCCATTTTGTATTATTCCCGATTCGGATATCAAAGCAATATAGTCTGCTTTGGTTACTGCTCTGCCTTGTGCAGAAAACCATTTTGGTGCTATAAATTTTATTTGATTGATATCTGGAGCATCCAATCCACCACCGGACACAAAACACTCAGGACAGGATACGCCTATATCTAGATTAGTACCAGAAAAACCAGTGTTTGCACCATTTACAAATGTACTAATATCATTTGAAATTTTTCCAGAAGATGACATATATCTAATATGAACTATATCATCAACTGTTACTTCTCTTCCTAAACCATTTACTATACCAAATTGGATTACAAATCCACCAGTGCTAAGTCTTTCTATAAAGTAAATATTATCATCTGTTATATTTGAACCTATATTTCCTACTAGTTTCCATTCTTTAAACTGCGTTTCTTCATTTAATTTGACTTTAACTCTTATGCTACTAATATCTACATTTTGATTTGTAATAAAATATTTTTGATTTGTAGTATCAATTGAGTTTATTGCACTTTCATCGTTTATTAAAGTTCCTTCGACTATTTCTAATATACAATCACTATCTTGTACATCTCCTGCCTGTAGGTTTCTAAACGTGTATTGAATACCTTCAGAATTTACTCCATAAAAAACAGAGTGTTCTGGAACCTGACCGTTTGTAGTTGTGTCGATCCCGGATATAAAAATTTTAGCAGTAGAAGATTTTCTACCCGGAACGGTATAACCTAGAGGTTTAGATAGAGAAATTAAAGAATCTACTCTTTGTGCAGAGTCTATAAACATTTCACTAGCAACCATATTCATATAATATGCATAATAAAATGTGTTATATGCTAGAAGATCTATGAGGGTTCTCATCGCAGAACCCTCGTAGTTATAATCTTTGATTATTGCCTGTGTTTTTAAATAGTCTATTAGGCTTTTTTTAATTTCCTCAAAATCTAAACTACCAAGAATTTTATCTGGAGTATTTGCCATTATCTTGTCCTCTCTATGCTTACGGTTATCGTTTGTGTTGCACCGTTGATTGTATTTCGATAAACAATCTCTATATCTAAAACTCTTGGATTTGATTTATTGATTGTGAAATTTACTTCAGTAACCAATGCTCTTGGTTCAAATCTATTAATCACACCTTGTATTTGAGTTTTATAACCAGTTAGTCTGACATCATTATTGTCTATATTTTCAAACAATAGATCATAAACAGCACTACCAAAATCAAAATTAAAAGGTTTTTCTCCAAATCTACTTAAAACTATATGTTTCACTGACTGACGAATACAGTTTCCGTCCTTCTTTAGATTCAAATCACTAGTGAATGAATTCTTTGAAAGAAAAAATGGTATATCCGAGAATAGACTTTTAGCAATTTTCATGCCATTATTTATACTCAGAATAGAGAATCCAACAAGGTCAATAGATCAGGAACTGTAGAATCTTGATTTCTAGACATAGTGTCTCTAACAAGAGTTATTTTCATTTTTTGATTCGAATCCTTATAAAACCCATTTACTATTTCAGTCACTAACCACCTACCGTGAAGGTTCTTTTCCTGTATAGGAACTCCCGCAACAGTAATGTCCTGTTTAATCTTTACAATATCTCCAATTTTAACTTTACTAGTTGGAGGAACTTGAATTACGATTGTCTGAGCACCAAATTGACTCATTAGTGCTTTTCTATTTAATGGTGTCTTTCTAGGAGTATCCCAGAATGTTGCATAAGTTCTAGTGTATTCTAGGTAATCAACAAATTTCTTTCCAACTTCAGGACAATTGCAACTACAAGGATTTGCAGGATCACTCCACACACAACCAAGATAGTCTGGACCTAAATTTTCTAAAATCAAAGTACATTCCTTGATTTCCTTATACTTTCTATAAAGTTCAAGATAACTTGGTTCTTTTTCCTTTGGTATATGTTCTTTTGCAGGACATAGACAATAAGGATCGTTTGGTGGACATAATGCATTTGAAACTGGACCTAGAGGATTTGCACAAGTAAATTTACTACATAAATCTTTTGTATTTCGTGAGAACACTATAAACTGGGCAGAGAAATTATCATCAAAAAGATCATAATTTGGCGCCATAGTTTTAGGAGATACCATTCCATAATCACTTTCCCCTGTAAGATCATATTTCCAGACATCGGTAGTAACTAACCCTGGTTTATATAATATGAAATCCCCAAATAACCAATGTAGTGTTGTTTGGTGGAAGTACTTTTCAACTGCACCATGACCAGTTTGTTCTAATGAAATTTCAGAATGAACAAATGCATGATTTGCTAAAGCTTCACCTTGAGTAGTATCGGTTCCAAAATCAGCAGATTGAACTGCTAAAATTTTAAGATCTCCAAGAGCATCCACACCCTCTTTTGTTAGTCTTAACCAACGATCTAATTCATCACCATACCACCAGTAATAATCTTGATACTTATAGGCAAATAGATTACCTATGTACCCAGTACTATCACCAGCATTTGCTCCGAACTTCTTTGAAAGAACTGCAAATAATTTTTGTGGTATAAAGATATTTTTTGGCACATGGAACGACCACCAAGATCTATGAGGTTTAATCCTTCTATAAGAATACTGTAAGTAACCACTACCATGAGCACTTTCTTTGTATTCTGGATCAACATCTGCTGATCTTTGGAACCAATCATAAGTTTCAAGTTGATTTGAACTTACATCCGGTTTAGCACCACCATGATACCATTCAGATTTCCACCACCAACCCTTTGGATCTGCTGTATAGTATGGATAAGAGGTTTCGAACCCAACTTCCGGCCAAAGATCCATGCCATTGTTTGTTAGTGATGTATCATTTAAATTTCTATATTCTTCCCACCAATGATATTGTTTATCTGTTTCTTCATCAGATACTTTAGACTTCTTAACAGCAACATCAAATCCATACGGATCCATTCCAATAACAACTACATTATTTCTTACAGTTTGTCTACCAGTAGGTCCAGCAGTTAAAGAAACAAGATATGGTAAGAAATATTCTGTCCCTGCATCTCTT